GGTGCGATATCTTCTTTGGTTTGTACGAACAAAGGCGCTTGTTGATTTTTTCTATCGTGTGTTCTTTTTACATTATCTACAACAGAGTTTATTTCTGATCTTGGAAGGGGCGGTTGATTTTGTGTGTTCCAAGACTGCATAAAAAACTTTATAAAATCTTGGTTTACACCTCTAGAAATAAGGTAGCCTGCTAATCTCGCTGCTTGAACGTTTCTTGAGCCTTCATTTGTACCGTCTAGTGAAAAGGGTGCAGTAACTAATTGTCCTTCGTTGTTCTTACCATTACCTGTTATTCGTTCCCATTCTTTTTCTGTAAAGTCAGGTAAATCTTCAAAACCCCAAAGATCCCAGTTAGGATTGATGACTGGCTGATAAACTTGTCCGTTTGCGTGAGTATTGTATGGTGCAATAATAAGACCTCCTTCGCCACGTATGTCTATATGTCTTTCTATTGGTGTATCATTCAATCTTTTTGTTGCGAAGGTCGTGTAGTTTTGAGGGTTGTTATAGTAGTAATGCATGCCCTTGCCAGTCCTGACTTTGTAAGGTGTTTGTGGAATGTTCTCTTCTACCCACCCCATAGCTTCTGGGGTGTCTGCATCGACCACAATAAATTGACCACAGACTAATGCTACAGTCATATCATCTCTATCTTTGAACCAGGTTTCTACTTCTTCCCTTTCAGGTCTTTGCTCTTTGAATTGTGCCCAGCCTTTAAAAAATCCTGGTGGTTTTTTTGTTTTACGCAACAAGGGGACTACATCTAGTCCTTCGTCATAGTAAGCCATAGCCAGCTCATAGACATTTTCGCTGCCGTTGAAATTAATTGAAAACACTAATTCAGATCATTTGGGCAACCGTATATTGATTCATAATCTAATTTTCCGTTGGTTGCTATTATTATTTTTTTTGCTTGTTCAACACTAGGCCTTCTGTAACCCCAGCGCCAAGATCTAATAGATGAGAGTGAAACTTCGAATTCTTTAGCTGCCACATTCATACCCATATGTTTAATCATTTCTTTCAGGGTATATGGCTTTACTTCTTTGTGTTCGAACTCTGGTTCCATACCTATATTTTTAAGTTCTTTGAGACGATCTTTGTTTATTTCTGTCAAACGATGACAGTAATTAACAAACCAATTGTTGTTGTAGTTCATTTATTTCCTCCATTATTTATATTGACAAAGTGTATCCCTTTGATATCATGGTGTCAACTTATGGAGATTATTCAATGAGTATTTTAAAAAATGTAGTAAAACCTGATCAGCTTGTAAATAAGCAAGGAGCAAAAATTCTTGTTTATGGTGAATCTGGTGCAGGGAAAACTTATACATGCTCAACGGCTCCTGGCAAAGTGCTTATTATAAGCATGGAAGCAGGACTTCTATCTATTCGTGATAAAGAGAACGTTGATGCTATTGAAATAAAAAGTTATGAAGAGTTGAACCAAATATATGGTGAGCTTAAGACTGGACAACATGACTATGATACGGTTTGTTTAGATTCTATTTCTGAAATGTCAGAAATTTTATTGGATCATGAACTAAGCATCAACAAGGATGCAAGGAAGGCGTATGGTAACGTGCAAATTACTTGCACAAATGTCATGCGTATGTTCAGAGATTTACCTATGCACGTAATATTTGTTTGCAAAATGTCAAAAGAAAACAATGACGGTGTTTGGTTTTTCCAACCAAAAATGATTGGAACTAAACTAGGTCAATCAATACCATATTTCTTTGACGAAGTATTAGCTCTCAGAGTAATGGAGCAAACTGACGCTGAAGGTAAAACCATACACACTAGATGGCTACAAACTGCTATCGGTGACGGATATGTCTGCAAAGATAGATCAGGTAAGCTTGAAGATCTTGAAAATCCAAACCTAACAAGTGTTATAGGTAAA